TGTCCTGTATACTCAGGCATCTCAAAAGATACTTTCACGTGACTTTGTGCACCTAGATTATAAATTTCATCTGGTTCTATTTTTTTAATTACACCTATGATGTTAGTGGCATCTGTTAGATCTCCATAATGTAAATGTATTTTTTCATAAATGTGATCAATGCGGTGAGTGTTAATTAGAGATGAACGACGAATCATACCATGAACTTCATAATCTTTTTCTAAAAGAAGTTCAGCAAGATAAGAACCATCTTGTCCCGTGATACCAGTAATTAAAGCAACTTTAGTCATTATGATCTTCCATAATCATCATCAAATCTTTCAATATCATCCTCTCCGAGATATGCACCACTTTGAACTTCTATAATTTTTAATGGTATTTTACCAGGATTTGTTAATCTATGTTTTACACCTACAGGAATATATGTACTTTGATTTTCAAGTATTAATGATTTTTTACCATCAATATGAACAAGTGCTGTGCCCTCAACGACAACCCAATGTTCAGCACGATGAGTGTGTCTTTGTAGAGATAAACTTGATCCAACAGAAACTTCAATACATTTTACTTTATATCTTGTTCCTTCGATTATTACTTCGTACCAACCCCAAGGTCTTGTTTCTTTAGTCATCTTTCACATAACATGGAACACCAGATGGATCTAACCATTTTGTATACTCAAAATCATTAATGGCAGTTTCAAACTGCATGTAATTATCACAGAGATACATGTCTTTGTATCTACCAGTAAACTGATTATACTTTTGGATACGATAATCTCCCTTCCCATTAGGAAGAAGTTCTTCCATCTCAATGTATCTATAGGGTTCGTTGTGGCAAATTACTTCGATCATAATAAAGTTGTTGATATACACATTATAAAGAATAACGATTTATATGTCAAGTTATAAATCACCTCTCCATATTAAATCTGTGCCCATTGGTTGTGTATTTTTTGACACTAATAATAATCCTATGTTACATAGAAACCAAAATAAATTTACTATCCAAGCTTGTTGCCAACAAAACTTTCTATTCGTGGTGACAATTAAAATATTTAATTCATCACCTTGTCTCCTTACAATCTGTTCTAAAATTAATGAGATTACAAAACCAATCGCAAAAATATAAAAACAAAAATTAAAAAAACTAGAACCAGTTATTAAAAAATAAATCATCTTCTCACAATAAAAACATCACCCTCACCATCATCTTCATCCTGATCTGGATTAAAGACTAGAAGTTGTTCACCAGTTTTAACATCTTGCATTTCTGGATGCAAATCTCCTTTTATCGGTTTACTCATTTTAGAAAAATCATCTAAAGTTGTAGTCATCAGTTTCCACATATAAGCAAACGTAGCACCTGCAATACCCACCAAAAAAATAATGTATATAAATGCTGTAACGTTATTCATTATTAAAAAAGTTTTCCCTTATTAAATATTTTTTGAATAGGAACTTGTTTTATTTTATCTATTATGTCAGTTTCGATTCGGTCTAAAATATTAATATCTACATCCATAAATGGAGGAATAATACCAAGTAAACGAAGTAAACCATCTACAAATAATGCAAGTGTAGTAAATCCTAATATCATACTAATGACAGTGGCATCACGATTATGTTTTGCCATTGATTCTTCGTCAATCCTTCTTGCTTCATTAATAGCTTTCTCAACAGCAGCATCAATCAATAGATTAACTTCTTGTTTTGTGTAAGTATTTCTTGTGGATTCTGTTACTGACGTAACAGGAAAATCTCTGATTAAAGTTTCGATCATGATTGATTGCTTTTCTACTATGTATTATATCATAATTATCAAAAATGTAAATGTCATCGAATCTCAAAATTTAATTTACGAACTTTTCGATGCCTACGTGCCTCTTGCCACTCTATGTCCTGTCTAGAAAAATGACTTTCTCTCTCCTCTCTACGTGGACTCAACATAATAACATTTGACATATCATTTGCAGATATTACATCTCCAGATACTGTTACCATATTCGGACAACCACAAGTTGCTGTCTTACCAGATTGGGCTTCCACCTCCTTTCCACAAGAACGGCATCTGACTCTTATTGTATCCATCAATTACCAATTAATATAATTGTATATACTATATATCACCAATCGTCCTCCTCATCAAAGGCATTTGGGTTATTCATATTGTATTGATGACAATATCCATGAACATCCACTTTCATTTTATAATGTGCATGTGTGTGAACAAACTGAATCATTACAAGTGTGCCTATAATCAGTAAGTTGGAATAGGTTACAGGATGAGTGATGACTTCTAATATTTTTTTCATAATCTACGAGCACAAACTTCGAGTGCTAATTGTGTTAGATTTTCATTAAATGCTGCAAAAAATGCTTCTCTCTCATAAGGAATCTGGTCGGGTTCATTAATATATACTTTCTCAACATAATCTGCATATTTTTTTGGGATGAGATGTTCTGAAACAAGCAATTCAAGTCTCATGTTATTCATACCTGCCTTACAATCCTGTGCCACATGCCATCCCTCATGTCTCATGGTGCGTATAAGAGAGTTTGGATTACTCATATATCCTTTGTTTAAATAAAAGGTATTTCTTTTTGTACTGTATATGCCACGATATTCTGTAGGAAAATATTTTTTATCACCTAAAAACACTTTAACTCCGATCCGATCAAGGGCATCAAGCATCCCGTTGAATTCATCAGCAATGATATCAAAATTACTATCGGGATAAGTGCTAGAAATATCAGAGATATCGTTGATTGTCTTGACTCCATCTTTACACCTTCGGGATGCCATGCAATTTAATGCACTGGGTTCAGTATTAATTATAAAATTGATACTTTTGGTGTCAGAATTTTTCTTCGCCACAGCTGATGTGACAGCACATGCAAAAACAATTAATGTTAAAATAAATTTTTTCATATAATTATAATAACAGAAAAAAAAGACCCCTGCAATGCAGAGGTCTGATCCATCTCGAACTAAAGATATTTAGAACTTAAAACGTGCTCCGATTTTTCCAGAGAAGTCAACGTCATCATCATTAGTTACTCCATAGATTTCACCATAGAACTTATCATATGATCCACCTATGTATCCTGCGATTTCCACATCACCGAACTCGTCAGCAACTTCTGTATGTGTCACTTTAGGACCTACAGATGCATACCATCCAATTCCACCTTCAGTTGCACCTTCGTATCCGATTTGTGCCTCAAGACCACCAGAGGAATAAGCACCATCAGGATAAGAACCAGTTGCTTCTAAATTAACGTATGGACCTGCAAAGGCAGCACCAGAGATTAGAAGTGGGGTTGCAGCTACTGCTGCGATTGTAGATTTAATAGACATTTAATTTATAAGTATCTCGCAAGCGATAAAAAAACCTGCGGATGGAAATTCTTTCGACTAAGAATTTTACATTCTACGCAGGGGACGATCTTTCGGGCCTTTGTTATATGTAATGGTATTTATTATACACTTTCTTTATATTCTTGTCAAGCGATACATTTATTAGCATTTCAGAACGTGTATGTGAATCCAGTTTTACCAACCATTGTTTCTTCAGTATCTGCAAATATCTCACCATATACACCAGTTTTATTATCAAATCGATATGATCCTCCGAGGAAACCACCAAATGAATACTCTAATTCATCAGTGAACGAAGTATCTGTAGCCACAGGACCTGCAGAAATATACCAACTCTTTTTATTGTCGCTAGTCTTATAACCATACTGGAGTTCTAGAGTTCCGAGAGCATACTTTCCTTTTGGATAAACTCCATTCGCCTCAAAATTAATAAAAGTATCTGCACTAGCACCTATCATTGATGATGATAGTAATAAAGGTAATGTGTATTTAATCATTTGTTAATAAGATCCTGTGTTTTTTTCCAATCCTCATCAAATATTTGCAATCCTTTATCAGTAAGAACATGATTATACATTTTATCAAATACTGATGGTGGCATTGTTACAATGCTTGCTCCATTCGCAAATGACTGTGACACACTATTTACATACCTTATAGAGGCAGATAGAATTTTTGTCTTATATACATTCTGTACTGTGAATACATCATTGATATTTTTTATGAGTTCCAATCCTGCAATTGAGTTATCATCAAGTCTTCCAACAAATGGTGACACGTATGTTGCTCCTGCCTTTGCTGATAGTATTGCTTGTGCGACATCAAAGATAAGAGTTACATTGACTCGAATCAAATTTTTTGTTGATAGTTGTGCACATGCCAATAAACCATCTGGTGTACAAGGAACTTTAATTGTTGCTGTGTTAGGGAATTTTTCAGCAAGTCGGATTCCCTCTTCAATCATTTGATTAGAATCACCAACAACTTCCATACTTATATCGTGTATGCCAATGTCTTGTATTTCTTGATAGACATCCTCTGGATCTCTACCACTTCTCATAATTAATGTGGGATTTGTTGTGACACCATCAATCAAACCTGTACCATGATATTTACGAATTAAGTCGGTATCAGCAGTGTCAAGGAAAATTTTCATAACTTCTGGAAGATGCATTACAATAATAAAAAAAAAGAAGACCATCTGCCCGACTCAATGAGTTGCATCTTAGGTCTAAGGTGTATAGGGTGGGAGGTTGGGTTCCTGTGTACCAACAAGAGACGGGCATTTCTACAGTTAGAAAAACGTCTCTGCCTGAGATCCGACTGGTAAGTCGATTCTACTCTTGCGAGTAGCAGCACCACCTGTATCTCATCACCTTAACTAGCTATATGCCAGTAAGTTTATTCAGTCACTCCCTGAAAGAGAAGCGTCCTTCCCTTACAAATATAGTATAGCACTATAAAAATATTTGTCAACCCTCTGGTGTAGGTGCAGGTATATCACCCTCTGCGTTTACAACCTCACCCTCTACTGCTGGTGCTTCTGGTTCTCCTTCTGCTGCTGCCTCTTCTTCTGGAAGTGTTACTCCGATTTGTTGTAGATACTCGATTGCTCCTGAAGCTCTTAAAAGTAATTCTCTTTTAGCTGCTGCCTGATTCTGCAATCCATTTATCTCATCTATCAAATCCTGTCTTTGCTTCAGAAGATTTGTTAAATGGTCCTGTTGTTCTGACATAATAATTAATTAATTAATGTTATTCTGCGTTTATTTATACAATTTTTTAATACCTAAATAGCGGTAGATATATTGTCTCAAGGCATGAAAAAATTCTTACCTATCGTTATGCTTTTGATGACTGCACCATTTTCTGCTAGAGCAGATTTGTTGCATAGACTGACGACGAGTACATCGTTATCGGTAGATGGTGCTGCGACTGTTTCGACTCGTCTTGGATCATCTTATAGTTCAAGTGGCACAAATGTCAAGGTTGCTGATTCAGCAGATTTTGGTGGGTTAACCGCACCAGCTTCAGCAACAGCAGCTGCGACCATGAAACAAACTGATTATGAAATTAACACTACAGGCTCTGCATATAGCTTCAGTGAAACATTCACATATGGAGATGCCATTGCTCCAATCGGAACAGGTGTAGACGTAACCGCAGGTGTGGTTGCTGATATGCCAGCGTTCGGTAATGTTACCACACAAAGTGGCGGTGTTGCAGGAACACTCGCAGGAACAATCACATCAGCAGGTGTGATGACGGTAACAGCAGGTGGTGCAGGAACTGATGCTGTCGGTCAATTTGTAACCGAAATCACAGTTAACTAGTTGTAAACTTATTCTCAATGTGCTATAATGTCTAATGAAAAAGATAATTGCTCTGTCTGTGGTCACGTTTGTCCTTGTGAATGCAAAGACTGCGACGGCTGTGCCTGTGGTACCTAATTTTACACAAGGCGCTATGACCTCAACCACCGAAACTACGAGTACGGTGACGGAGACCATAAATTCGATGAACTATGATACAGGGTATCAGTATGTTATTACTGGTACCAATGTACAAATGGATGGAACATCAATATCACCTACAGCAAATATAACCACTGAAAATACGATTGAAGGAGTGACTTCTACATGGACTGGGTTAGATCTAAATACAAAACCAAACTTCACACTCTCAACCAATGGAGTGGGAAGTTTCCAATTCACAGAAAGTTATTCTGGACCAGGACTCAAGACGCAAACAATAATACAACGCACCACAGAAATACAAAGTGTCACAAACACAACCAGTCAGTTTTCAAATTAGCAAGTACCTTAATATTATCTACTGCTACATGCTTTCCCTCATACGCTACAGATGTAGGAGGTGTAAGTGCAACTGCAAATCCGATTGCGAATAGTTCGGGCTCAGTGACCAACCAGGCAATTCAAGTATTGCAAGGTCCATACATAACTAATACCTATGGTGGTGGTATACAGTGTCAAGGACCTACAATGAACATCACACCATATGCAAATGGTAGTGTGTCATATAAAAAACCATTCGAAGCAATATTTAACGATCCAGTATATAACAACGCAGACAACGATGATGATAATATACCAGACAATCCTGGTCAAATATTATATGAGATCCCTACACGAACAAATCAAAAAGATAATTATACACTATCACTAGGTGTCTCTGCCACTTGGTCAAAACCACTTGATGAAGAGTTACAGGCACAATGTAAAGAGGCAGCAGATACACAAATTGCATTACAGCAACAAATTACGGCAAATAAAAGATTAGACTTTGAGATTGCAAGATTAAAAAATTGTGGTGAACTTATGAAGGCAGGAATCATGTTTCATCCAAAGTCACCATACTATAGTGTATGTGCTGATGTAGTATTAACAAATCCACCAGGCACAGTAGGACCACATAGTCATCAACTTACTCCAAACCCTTCTGTTGACGATACTTCTTCGTCTGAATCTCAGAACGAGTAGGTTTCTTTTGTTCCTTTCCCAATATCTTCTGTACTTTTGCGATTACTTTTTTTACAACTGGTTTTATTACCTTTAAAAGTAGATCAGCTAAAGGTTTTGCAAGCAAGGCAGATGTAGTCGCAACAACTGCGATACCACCTGTGGTGGCAACAACCTGTGCGGAGGGTAAATACTGTTCGACTATACCGATATCTTCATATAAAATAACACAAATACCGTCTCTGAGTTCATACCCAGAGACTTTTTCTTTTTGATTTTGTGCCACATCACCAATACGTGGTTGATTAGGTGCAGGACACTCCGTTTCTTTTTTAGTAGAAACAATATCACCCGTGTTTGGAATCTCTGGTGCAGGTGGTGCAACGGGTGGAGGTGGAGCTGCTGTTGTAGGAATTATTTGTTCTGGTTCATAATTGAGTGCATTATATGATGGATACTCACCATTCGGACATAATATAGTTACACCATTTGGATCATCATTTACTAAGTTTCTATCGAGGGGTAAATTATTTGATCCTATTTTATTATCTGGGTGTGCCTCGATACAACCAGGTAATTCAACAATAGGAAAACCCAACTGTATAGTTACAGGTGGGTCGTTATTTGGAATAGCAGGAATTTGATACATCCAACTTCTTCCATCAATTTGTGGAACAATTACTTGTGGTATATCAATTTTTTCGATTGGTTCCATTTACTTCTTTCCTGTAATCATTGATAGGTTGTTGCAACCTTATCACATCACCAGTTGAAGGAGGAAAAGTCAATCGAATCTGCTCCTTGATAAAAGGTTTAAGTTCACTGACAATTGCCTCAACAGTTGCATCTCTTCTTTTAGAAGGTCCGTCTGTGACCTTATCAACCACAGCACTACCACCTACCACGCATGCAGAACCGACTGCACATATTCCTGCTCCTGCTATCGCAATCTTTTGCAAGTCCATCAGTCCTTCCAACCTCCAGACTTTAACCAAGAATCATAGTGAGGATTATTCCACGATTCACTTATATTGTAAGATGGCATAATCACCTCTCTGATATATCTACGATTCTCTTTGGCAATATTAAGACTTTGTGTTTCTAAATTTTTAACTCTACCATCAACTTGAGATGCCCACCAAATGGCACCTCCAAGTTGTGCTGCTAAAAATGTTAATACTGCTACTGGTATCTTAAAGTCTTTCATTAGAAAGGACTTGGTATTGGTAGTGATGGTTCAGCAGGTGTAGGTGATGGTAATGATGGCAAATCTCCACCTCCGAGTGCTCCACCGAGTCCACTAGGTAACACTGATTCTACAATCTTACCTTTAACATTATCGATAATCGCATCCTTACGCACGTACACATAACCTGCAACACCGACAACGGTGAGTGATACTACACCACTAGCAATAGCGATTCCATTTACGATTTTTTGTAACATAATTAATTTTATAGTGTGTATTATATATTATCTTTTTAACTTCCTTTTTAATTCTAATGACATTTGTTTTGTTAATTCAGAATCAAGATATATTAAATGTTCTTTTAGTTGCTCTTCATCTTCATTTTCCTCTATCAGATCATACAAGTGGTCAATATGCTCAAGAGCATACATCAACTTTGTTTGTTTATTCATTTCCATTAAAAACTTTTTGGATGTGTAATAACATCTCCGTGCAATTCACCCACATCATCAATGTGTGCATGCTCTATGTTCTCGATATTTAAATGCTCTAGTGCTTGTGCAATCCTCTCAAGTGCGACTGCAATGCGATTTGTGTCGATAGGGTTCATGGTGTATTTTTAGTTCATTAATATTATATCATACATTTAAAAAATTGCAATATTAATCTCTTTGTCTCCAATCATCTGAACGTTCTTCATGAAACCAGTCTACTACATCTTCTGGATTTTGGAAACCCCTAATATGTTGACTTGAATCAGGGTCTCCGATATTCAAGTTATTCAGAAAAGAATCATTCGGGTTTATATTCATTCTCCTTGCTGCCCTTAACATACCCCTTGCACTTGTATTTGCTTTTGCTAATTTTTGTGCCCATATCATATCATCGATTCCGACTTCAGTTCCTGCTGCGATTGCTTTGCAGATGCCTTCTAGTCGAAGGCGATATTGGGTAGATAACATATTTTAATGTGTCGTATTAATATAATTTATATGATCAAAAATTTGACATTATTATTGTCAATAAAACCACAATTATACTTGCCATCCATGCTCCAAATATAAAATAAAACAAAGCATTTGGAATATATGACATTAAACCAATGTTAGGTTTCATTTTTTTATTTAAGTATTTTTTAATATTTATTATGAAATCTAAAGAGAACCTAAAAAAATGAGACCAAACGCAACAAATACCATAATCCCCATCGAGATTACAGTATTGTAAAACCATCTTGGTATTTTATTTATTTTGTCATCCAATCTAATACCTCGGAGGGAAGTTTACCCACTCTAGGATCTGAGTCCTTTACTGTATGGGGATCCATTTCACCCTTGGGGAGATATGTAAGTTCACGAAGTGACCTAACATTGGGATTACTTGTAACATTAGTGGGAAGTCGTCCAAGAGCGACATTATCATAATTAAGTTGATGCCTGTCAAATGTAGCGAGTTCATATTCCTCCGTCATAGATAAACAATTGGTGGGACAATATTCTACACAGTTTCCACAAAAAATACATGCTCCAAAGTCAATCGAGTAATTACGCAACTCTTTCTTCTTTGTTTCTTTATTCATTACCCAATCTACTACAGGTAGATTTATTGGGCAAACTCTGACGCAAACTTCACAAGCAATACACTTATCAAACTCGTAGTGAATACGACCACGGTAACGTTCAGAAGGAATAAGTTTTTCATAGGGATACTGGACTGTAACAGGTCTTCTCCCCATATGGGATAATGTTACAGAGAGACCTTGTAACATATATTTAGCTGCATCTTTAATCTCGGTGAGATATTTAAATGCTCGTCTCATCATCGATTAATACCTTGTGTGCTGTCCCATGACCATCATAGTCATCACTATCATAATAACCTCCCTTCGTACCCATGTAAAGTGTTAATGTTACGAATGGGACGCACAAAATTAACAATGCAAGTCCAAACATAGTTTATACCCATGCATAATTAATGGATGCATAAACCGATATACAAACTAATGCAAATAAGATAGTTGTTGATTTAATTGGTAAATTTTTCATTTGATCTCCTTAATTGAATCTAAAGAAAAAGGATGTGCCTGTAGATAGGGCACATCCTCTCTTGCAAATCTTGCTGCTTCAAATGCGTCTTCCGCATATTCACCAATTTCATGGTGTTCGTTTTTTTGGTCGTGCCAACCGAGTGTGTAGTGGGACATGATAGTTTCAACTCCATTACATTATTATTTATTATATCACACTAGGTAAAAATACGCATCAATGTGTGGACGCCCACACCTAAATCAATAATGCTACAGCAAATCCTAACAATACTCCTTCACCAAATGATAACCAGAGTAACTTATAATCTGTGAGATTTAACCACTTTCTAACAATTCGAATTGTTTTCTTATGCCACATTGCAAAATCATTTAATGCATTTTCAATTCTTTGTAAAATAGTTTTTTTTCTAGGCATGGTTATTTAAAACAAAATAAAAAATCATTAACAAGACTTTCTGCTCTTTTCTTTCCAAACTTACCAGTCAAATATCCTGACACAGGATCAAGTTTAGTCATATAAGTGTCAAAGTCTTTATAGAAACTGATATCAGTTCCTTTCGGTTTTTCTAATTCTAACATATCACGATACTTTGTCAAGTAAGTTGTGAACATCTCAAGGTGATCATTCACTTCAGACATCTTACAATATTGTATGTAAATGTTTTCTGAAAAGTGATTACCTGGTTCGAAGAAACGATAATCCCCCTTTCCCTTTGGAAGACCTTCCACAGAGAACAAATAATTTTCTACAGGATGTTGGAAATCGAATACTATGATTACCCGATTCTCATTAAATCC